ATCAGCAGCACGGCCACGCCCACGAGGCCGATCGGCGCGGCTTGCGCACCGATGTCGGTGACCACGGCGGCCACGTCCACTGCAGCGGCATTCGCGCCACCCACGAGAGTCAGAGCACCAGCGGCAACCAGGCCGCGAACGATGTTTGCGTTCATGTCGAAATTTCCTTTACTCAGGTTGGTTTCCATCGGAAGTGCTGAGCGTCTTCAGGACCATGCGAATGGCCCAGCCGACTACCCAGACCGCGCTGATGGCAAGCGCGATTTGTGCCCCCTCTTCAGTGCTCAACTGAAGCGGAGGAAGAGAGAGTTCGTGCACCACGGTGACGGTGCACGCGGAAGCGCATTCGATGACCGTGGGGTCAGCCATGGATCGAAGGCACCTTGCTGTGATCGCGACGGCGCGCACGGTCAATACGCTCACGCCTTGCAGCGCGTTCGCTGTCGACCCAGATCAAACCGCCCAATGCCATCGCCAGCAAGAAACCAGCGAGGACGCAAGCGAAAGCGAGGCCAGGAGTGAACATGTTTTCGCGTGCGAAACTGTTCGTCAGGCCGCTTGCCTCACCGGCACTTGGACGGGCGGCTGCATCGGCTTCACGGTGTCGACAGGCCGGCAGTCGATGACCACCTCCTTCGTCTCCTTGCCGTTGCTGACGCGATCCACCTCAAGGTCGCACATGAAGGGCAGAGGGATGTGCTGCATGCGGAACACGTGCTCCGCACTCGGCAGGCGCCATTCCTCGACGAACTGCCCCGCGGCGAAGTTCTTGCCCTTTTCGTTGAAACGCGTGTCGAACTTGACGCGAGCGAACAGCTTGCCGCTGTCGATCGTGTCGCCTTGCACAACGCCCTTAAAGGCCTTAAGGCCCACCACTTCAACCACCAGTCCCATAACGTTTCCTTTCCAGCTCGGGCAGCTCGTACCATTCAGGCGGAGACACCGGGCCGAGCCGCACCACCCGGGTCTTCGTTTTGAGCACCGTGACGTTCGACTTCACGGCGATATCCACGCCATAGGGAAGCAGCTCCCGGCGATGGCGATAGAACGTCGCGCGCGACAGCCTGGACGTGATGTCGTCCCCGGCCTGCCACATGCGATACGTGGACAGCAGCGACTTCGGGAGCTCGGTAAGCTCTTCGACCTCCGCAGAGGCACGCGTCATGACCTCGCTGTACCGCTCGAATTCGATTTCCAATTGCTTCATATCGAAGCCCCCCAAGAAGTGGCAGCCCATGTCGTGCAACTTGGTTGCCTTGAAGGTCAGTTCCACCCTGACCAAGCCGATCGCCTCACACCAATCCGCGACACGCTCCAGGTACTCGCAACGCTGCATGCCGAATTCGTCATCAGCGAGAGCCGAAGAACGCGCGTGCCGCCGCAGCTCCGGCGCCTTGAGATAGGCCTTGAAATAGGCATAGCGAGAGCCGCGACCAAAATCCACGGTCTCACCATCACCGTAAGTGCCGGTCTTCAATCGGTTCGCCTGCTGACCCTGCAGGAAGCGCATGAAGTGGTACGCGTCCTCCTTGCTGCCGGTGGCGTAGTTCTGCGTCACGTCCACGCGCGTCACGCATGCGCCTGTCCACACCGTGCGCGGCTCACCCTTGAAGTTCGTGACGAACGACTGCCCATCCGTGAAGGGCGGTAGATCGAACTCGGCGAGGAGTGCATTCACCCGGAGCAAGCACTGCTGAAAGCTGTAGCCGAACACGTTGTCGGGTCGACCGAACTTGCTCACGTTCCCATCGAACCAAACCGTCTCACCATCACAGCGGATGAACACGGCGGTCTCATGGGAGCCCTCAACACGGGACTTCTTAAGCGTAGTGGTCTGCACCTCACCGTCGCGATCCACACGAATAACTGCACCATCGGCCACCTTCGGCAGGCCAACGCCATGCCGCTGATAGATCGACAGCCAGTCACAGAAGCCCACCAACTGGGTTTTCGTGACTGGCCGTGGATACCAATGCGCACGAGGCCCATCAACACCCACCAAGGGAGGCGCCATGAGCTCGTTTGTCTCACCGGTGAGACTAGACTGACGTGTTACTAGCACGTCAGTCCCGATTCCGAGCCGCACGACGCGCCAAGCGTCCTCGTTCCTCGGCCGCAAAGCGCGTCGTGCTCGCACAGGCACCGGCCATCGATACCGCCACACTGCCTCGCACGCTTCGCCGGAAACGACTGGATCCCCTTGACGGGGTAGACCACCTCCAGCTTCCACATCTCGCCGGCGTTCTCGTGGTCCCAGGCAGCAACGATCCGACCGCAGTAGACGACCGGACCGGACTTCACTTGAAGAAACTGGCCGGAAAGAACTTGCCCCGAATCGGCTGCTTCACGGCAGCGGCGGGCGTGAAGAGCGTGCGTATAGGGAACGGGCGGCGTCGCGCCGATCGTGCTGATTTCCCCTCCATACCCCTCTCGCGCCATAATGGATCACCCTCAGAGTTACTAATCTTGACGATTAGGTCGCGCGATACTAACAGCAAGGATTACTAATGGCCGAAGTTAATGAATTGAATATCCTCATCGATAAGGCATCAGCCATAGCTGGAAGCGACTACAAGCTGGCCAAGTTGATCGGAGCTGCCCCGCAGAACGTAAGCAACTGGCGCCACGGCTCGGCGAGCTGCTCACCAGAAAACAGAGCGCTCATTGCAGCGGTCGCCGGCCTCGATCCAGTTGCAGAGCTGGCGCGAGCGGTTGTCGAAAAGCACGCAGGCACGTCGAAAGGAGACATGCTGATGAAGGCTCTGGGAAAGGGTTTGCTAGTGACTGGCGTGGCCCTCGCTTCCGCTGGCGCAGCAGCACACCAGATTTCTTCGATGGTCCCGGGCGCTACTGACCTGCTGGCGAGGGTCGCAAACACAATGTGTGTTATGTCAAATTAAAGAGCGGTTGATCTCATTGCGTTCGAGCCCCCCGGAGCCGAAATCAAGCGATCTCGGCAACGCACTTCTCGCCTCACACCAGCCTCCGACGTTACGATCGCACCGTGATGCCCGGTTTGCGCGCCCCCGGGGCACCGGTCTTCGTTCACAGCCGCGCGATCTGCCATGAACACGCATCCTTCCTCTACTTCCGCTGCAGGAACCATGAACCGCGCGGCTCTCGCAACTTTCAATGAAGCCCGCCGCCTCGAGGCGCTGGAGAGCTATCAGGTGCTGGACACGGCCAACGAGCAGGCCTATGACGACCTGACCTCGCTGGCCGCCGCGATATGCCGGACACCGATCGCGCTGATTTCCCTGGTCGACAGCGGCCGACAATGGTTCAAGTCGCGTGTGGGCCTGCCGGTGGCGGAAACGCCGCGCGAGCTTGCCTTCTGTTCGCATGCGATCCTGCAGCCGGATCACGTGCTGGAGGTACCGGACACGCTGCTCGACACCCGCTTCTCGGAGAACGCGCTCGTGACCGGCGACCCTCACATCCGCTTCTATGCAGGCGCGCCGCTGGTGTCCCTCGAAGGCATGCCCCTGGGAACCATCTGCGTGATCGACCGCGAGCCGCGCACGCTCATGGACGTCGAGCGCAAGGCGCTGCAGTCGCTGGCGCGCCAGGTCGTGGCGCAACTCGAATTGCGGCGCACCGTGGCCGGCCTCGAGCGCCAGAGCATGACGGACGCATTGACCTCGCTGCCCAACCGGCGCGGGCTCGACAGCCAGCTGAAATCGGCGTGGGACGACTGCATCGCGCGCCAGAAAGCCCTGGCCGTGATGATGATCGATCTCGATCATTTCAAGGTCATCAACGACAGCTTCGGCCATGCGGCCGGCGACGAGGTTCTGGCCCAGGCCGCGCGGGTGATCCGCGACCATGTCGACGTCGCAGGCGTGGCTTCACGCTCGGGCGGCGAGGAGTTCTGCGTGGTGCTGCCCGGCTGCGACGCGACGCGCGCAAGCGAGAACGCCGAGGTCATCCGACGCGCCCTGGAGACCGCGGCATGGCCGCGCCGCGCGATCACGGCCAGCTTCGGCGTGGCCAGCTGCGTGCCCAACGCATCGGGGATGGCGAACGTGCTGATGGCGCAGGCGGACCGGGCGCTTTACGTTTCCAAGCACCAGGGGCGCAACCGGGTGACGGTTTTCGACAGCTGGGCTTGATGAGAAAAGGACGTATCGGACTGCTCCGCCGGACTGTTCGCAAAGATGCCGAACTGCGGTAGCAGCCCCTTCTCGAAGATCCCTTGCCTGACTCACCAACATCACGTGACCGTCGATGCAGCGCCCCTGCCATCGAGTTCGAAGCGCCAACACGCGCAAGGGCTGATGCGCGGGTAACGCCGAAGGACTTGCTGGGAAAGCTCCGTCGGCCGACGCTCCAAAATCGTTCCATCGATCGTTTCACTGGGGGAAGTGAAGATCGAACCTTCCCTCGTGAGACCTGGTCGGATCGTCGA